AAAAGTCTTTTCTGACAGCTTTATTTGGAGATGCAAAAGGCAATCCAAAAAAGGCAGGAGAGATAGCGGGATATTCAGAGCATTCCTATCCAAAGGTGATACGAGCATTAAAGGATGAAATTATTCAACGGGCAGAGGAAGTGATGGCTTCTTATTCCCCAAAGGCGACTATGGGATTAGTTAATGCCTTGGAGGAAGATGGAAGTACGCCTAATGCAAGTATTAGAGTGGAAGCTGCAAAACAAATATTAGACCGAGTAGGTTTAACAAAAAAAGAAAAGGTGGATATCAATGTCAAATCAGTCTCCGGAATCTTTATTCTCCCGCCCAAAGATGGAGAACGAGCAGAAAATTCTACGTAAGAAAGTTGCTCGTGTCGTACCATTTGGATACAAGGAATCAGAAAAAGAAAATTATTTAGAATCTGTGCCAGAGGAAATGGATGCTTTGGAACAGGCACGAAAATACATAAAAGGCTCATCCTACAGGGAAGTTGCCGATTGGCTTTTTAGAAAGACAGGCAGACGATTAACGGGAATGGGCTTGAGAAAAGTTTTAAACAGACAATGGTAGAGGATATTGCCCCACCAAAATTAAAGAAAGTAGGTAGAAAAAGAGTAGCACCTATTTCTTCCAAGACGTTAACCTTAAAGGAAAAATATACAAAGGCAAAGCGTTCCGCAAAACAGACATTAAAAGCTGAAAATAGAAAAGTGGAAAAGGCTAGGGAAAAATACATCCTAGCTCAACGAAAAGCAAAAACAAAAAAAGAAAATTTAAAGAATATAGAAAATGCCCTTTCAGGCAAAGAATCACAGATTGTAGAAGAAGATAAACTTGGACAGCTACCTCCGACAATACAGGATGTTGTAGCGGAAAAAGAAGTTATCTTCAGACCTAACGAAGGCCCTCAAACTGAATTTCTGGCAGCAAGTGAACAAGAAGTTTTTTATGGCGGTGCAAGAGGTGGTGGAAAATCATACGCTATGTTGGTTGACCCGCTTCGTTATTGCCATAAAACCCATCATCGTGCATTACTCCTCAGACGTTCGATGCCAGAATTAAGAGATTTGATTTCTCATTCTCAAAGACTTTATACCCGTGCATTTCCCGGTGCAAAGTGGAGAGAACAGGAAAAAGAATGGAGGTTTCCTTCCGGTGCAAGAATTGAATTTGGCTATGCAGAAAATCTAACGGATGTTTTGCGTTATCAAGGACAATCCTACACGTGGATAGGTATTGATGAATTACCACAATACCCTACTCCAGAAATTTACAACTTTTTACGTTCCTCCCTAAGAAGTGTAGACCCAGAAATACCTGTGTATATGAGAGCAACAGGAAATCCGGGGAATGTTGGTTCAACGTGGGTTAGAGAAATGTTTGTCGAACCTGCTGAATCCAATACGCCCTTTACACTTGAAATTGAAACACCTCTTGGTGTCAAGAAAATAACAAGACGGTTCATTCCTGCTAAACTGCAGGATAATCCCTATCTAATGCAAACAGATGACTATATGATTATGCTGTCATCCTTGCCCGAAGTACAAAGAAAACAATTTTTGGAAGGAGATTGGGATGCGTTTGAAGGCTCTGCCTTTCCAGAGTTTAACAGGAATGTACACGTTATCGAACCTTTTGAAATACCCCATAATTGGGTTAAGTTTCGTACTTGTGATTGGGGGTATGCTAGTGCTGCTTGTTGTCTATGGATTGCTATTGATTTTGAAAACTATCTGTACGTCTATAGGGAACTGTATACACAAAAGGTTACAGCCGATTTATTTGCACAAAAAGTTTTAGAACTTGAACACGGAGAATATATAAAATATGGTGTCCTTGATTCATCCACGTGGGCAAAGCGTGGGGATGCAGGGCCAAGCATAGCCGAGACAATGATTCGAGAAGGATGCAGTTGGAGACCATCAGACAGGTCGCCACGCAGTCGAATAAGCGGTAAGCTTGAACTTCATAAACGATTATATGTAGACCCAGACATAAATTATCCCGGAATATTCTTTTTTCCAAATTGTATAAATACAGTAAGAACACTTCCTTTACTACCAACTGACAAGAATAACCCAGAGGATGTAGATACGAATGCGGAAGACCACGCCTATGATGCCTTGCGTTATGGGTGTATGAGCAGACCTCTTCATCCCCATTCATTACAGACTCATTGGAATAGACCTCAAGATGTGGAATTTAAACCTGCGGACAAAGTTTTTGGCTACTAAAGGAAATACTATGGTAAAGATACAAGTGCCTACATCCATAAAGATTGGATACAGGGATTATAAGTTGGAGGAATGGAAACAGACTGTCGCAACGGCAAATGAAGCCCAAGGACAGTTTTTTCAAAAGGAAGGAATTATTGGCTATGTAGTTACTGAAGAGGGAGTTTCTCACGCAAATACGGTATTACACGAAGTTTTACACGCAATAATATATCAGTGGAATATGGATTTAGAAGAGAAAGTAGAAGAACAAGTAGTTAATGGGTTAGCTAATGGTTTAACAACAGTGTTTGTAGATAATCCAGAATTAATGGATTACCTAAAAACTAAAATTAAGGAGGGCTAAAATGCCACAACCAATTATGAAAAAATATAAACAGGGTGAATTTGGTATGCCCTATCCTAAGAAAAAGGATAAAAAGAATATGAATCTATCAGCACACGGCGGAGAGGCTGATGTTGATATTGCAACCAAGGATTATCCAAGCAAACCAAACAGTCACGTTCAGTCTTCTTTTTGGGATAAAGCCAATCAAAAGGATTATTAATATGCCACAGAGAAGTTATAATGACCCCATACTCGTAAAAGCACGAAAAAAGAAAGAAAAGCTAAAAGCTAAACAATTTATGACTAGTGATGTAGCCTATACAGGAAAAAAGAAAATAAACAAAAAAATAGATAAAAGAAATAAAAGAAAAGGAAAAAAATCTAAAATAAAAAGAATAACTTATTAACAGGAGGAAACAATGCCACAACCAATTATGAAAAAATATAAGCACGGAGAAATGGGTGCTGCTTATCCAAAGAGTTCTAATGAAAAATTAGACTCAAGCATTATGAAAAAATACTCTCACGGAGAATTTTCTGGTGCGGGTGGAAAATCAGCAAATCCAAAACCGGCTGCTTGGTCAAAAGCAAAGATTACGCAAGGCTCACATAACAGCTAAGTAAATGCAACAAAAACCAACAGATGAAATTCTATCTCTGGGAGATAAGGATGAAAAAACTGTACAGGAAGATTTACTAGTTGGAATTATCAAGGGGAAGCTATCCGCTTCTGAAGACGCACGATACTTTGATGAACAGCGTTGGCTGAAAGCCTATAGAAATTATCGTGGACTATATGGTAATGATATGGCTTTTACCGAATCGGAAAAGTCACGTGTATTTGTAAAAATAACAAAGACGAAAGTTCTTGCTGCCTACGGGCAGATTACGGATGTACTGTTTTCTTCGGGAAAATTTCCTATTGGTATTGAACCAACACCACTTCCAGATGGAGTAGCAGAGTATGCCCATATTAATAAATCACAAGAAGAGGGGCAGGTTAATGAACCAGAAAATCCTTATGGGTTTTCAGGAGATGGAAAAGAATTACCAACAGGAGCAACCTATGATGATATTCTAGGAGGCTTATCGGAAAAGTATAATGGAGAGGCACAGTTTACGGAAGGCTCTTCTCCAGACTTGAAGAAAATGCCTCAAATAGAGCCTGCAAAAGAATCTGCTGAAAATATGAAGAAACTTATTCTTGACCAATTGGAAGAGAATAATGCAACAAAAGAAATACGACATACACTTTTTGAGATGGCTCTTTTAGGAACAGGCGTTCTTAAGGGGCCTTTTACATTTGAAAAGGATATGCATCGTTGGACTAAAGACCCAGAATCAGGAGCATCAACTTATGACCCATCAAAGAAAGTTTGTCCAATGGTGGAAGCAGTTAGTTGTTGGGATTTATATCCAGACCCAGAATCAACAAAGATAGAAGATTGTAATTATATCATTCAACGTCATAAAATGAATGCAACACAGTTGCGTGAATTAATTAACAGACCATTTTTTAGACACGAAGAAATAATTAAATGCTTGGAAGAAGGGCCGAATTATACTCCGAAAGGATTTGAACATAGTCTTAAAGACAGGGAGAACGAAACAGAATTTAGAAAAGAACGATTTGAAGTTTTAGAATATTGGGGTAAGTTGGATAAGAGCCTTGCAGAAGATGCAGGTTTGGAATTGGATGAACTGGATGATGAATTGGATGAATTGCAAGTTAACGCTTGGGTATGCGGTTCATATGTTATTCGTTTAGTTATTAATCCATTTACACCGAGTAGACTGCCATACTTAGTTGTTCCATATGAATTAAACCCTTATCAATTCTTTGGTGTAGGTGTTCCAGAGAATATGGAAGATGCACAGCAAGTTATGAATGGCCACGCAAGAATGGCTATCGATAACTTGGCTTTAGCAGGAAATCTTGTTTTTGATGTGGATGAAACAATGCTTGTACCGGGTCAAGACCTAAAGGTATTTCCGGGCAAGATATTCAGACGACAAAGTGGACAGCCCGGTCAGTCTATTCACGGATTAAAGTTTCCAAACACAGCACAAGAAAATTTACAGATGTTTGATAAGTTTAGGCAATTAGCTGATGAATCAACAGGCATACCTTCCTACTCACACGGACAGACAGGTGTACAATCAACAACTCGTACGGCTGCAGGAATGTCAATGCTATTTGGTGCGGCAGCACTAAACATAAAAACAGTTATTAAAAACATAGATGATTATTTGTTACGCCCGTTAGGTCATTCTCTGTTTCAATGGAATATGCAATTCAATGCAGATATTCCAGAAATTGTAGGAGACCTAGAAATAAGTGCAAAAGGCACACAATCATTAATGATGAAGGAAGTAAGGTCACAACGACTGATGACGCTTCTTCAAGTTGGGGCAAATCCAACAATTGCACCGTTCATTAAGTACCACGCTGTACTTCGTGAAATTGCAAAAACATTGGACTTAGACCCAGACCAATTAATTAATGACCCAGAAAAAGCGGCAATTTATTCAGAAATAATAGGAGTGGCAAATGGAAATCAACAAGCTCAAGGCAATGGTCAGCAACCCCCTATGGGAGCAGGTGGAGAAGTACCTGCAGGAGCAAATCCGAACGACATCACAGGAACTGGAGGTGGCAACATCGGAGTTGGAGGTATTCCGCAACCAAGGGAAAATGGCTTCGCTTCGCAAACTAGCCCGACTCAAGGGCCAAATACTAGGTAATAAAAAATAATGGTAGAAACTGCAACAGCAACAGCATTAGGACAAGCAGCAGGAACAGCCACTAGGCATTCTGCTCAAAATGTCCGTTATAAAATGAAGTTTAATTCTGCTACAGGACAATGGGAGCAGGAACAAATTATGACTCCTCTTGTTCATACCATTTATCCGGGAATTAGAACGAAAGAGGGAAAGACAAAAGATGTAACTACTGGTGCCATTGTAGGTGAACCAACAACAACTACAACTACTGCACCTACTACTACTACACCAGAACCAGAAGTAACACCAACACCAACACCTACTCCAACACCAACAACAGGATTGGGCGGATATCAAGAAGTACAACAACAATATCAACAACCAACCCCTGATACTACTGGTGGCATACGATATGAAGAAACACAAACACGAGGAGTCTCTGAATCCCAACAAGATAGAATGAAATTTAATGTTATGCCGGGCGGATTAAATTTACGTTCAGGAGCACAGAATTTTAGTTTATCACAATCGCACGGCTTGATAAATGATTTAGTTAATCCTACACCACAGGAAGAAACAGAAAAAAAAGAATCAAAATTTAAATTACCGGGAATGCTAGGTGTGGCAGCAAATATTGCAGGAACAATGATACAACCCCGTTCTGAAAAACTTCAGATAACAAAAATGATTGAGGCAGGTGCATTGCAAGTTCGTGATGGGGATATACTCCTTGAACCTAAAGAGGCAATAAAAAGATTAACACAAGATGAAAATGGAAGAACAAAAATTCTTAAAGGGCAAGACTTAATTAATTCTGGACTTAAAGTTTCACAAGTAAAACATTTATCGAAAAATTATGCACAAAGTGCTGCCTTTATGCATTTTGAAGAAGATTTAATTAATAACTTTTCAGCACCCAATGGAAATAAACTTATAACACTTAATCCTGTTCAGGGAATTTCTGGAACAAAGCTTTTTGGAATATTAAAAGACCCTATTGGAGCAAGTGGAACTGCAGGAGAACAAGTATTAGTTGTTGATGCAGATGGTGGTG